ATGAAATCGAGCTTCTTACAACTCCATCTGATTTATCAGATTATAAAGAAGCAATCACTGAAGCATTATACAGAGGCACAAAAAGAAATATAGAGAGTGAAAGCGATCCAAAAAACGCAGTGGGCGAGTAAGCGATGATGAGTTGTTTACTCGTCTTTTATATTATGGCTTAGCACACCTAAACCTAACTCAGGATGAGGTATGGCTTATGCCTTTTGGATTACTTTTGGATCTATGGGAATGTCACAAGCAATATCATGGTATTTCAAAAAAGAAGGTAGAAATCTACATTGACGATGTAATACCTGACGGAATCTAAAAGGAGGTGATGATGCATGGCAGATACTTTTGGCTTGAAAATAGGTCTTGAAGGTGAGAAAGAGTTTAAAAAGTCACTAGCTGAAATCAATCAGTCCTTCAAGGTTCTAGGCAGTGAAATGAAACTTGTTGAGTCACAGTTTGATAAGAACGATGATTCAGTCGATGCATTGACTGCTAAAAACGAAGTATTAGGCAAGTCTATCGAAGCTCAAAAATCCAAGATTGAAACACTACGCTCTGCACTTAACAATGCATCTGACTCCTTTGGTGAGACTGATAAAAGAACGCAAAGTTGGCAGGTCCAATTAAATAATGCAGAAGCTGAACTCAATAAGATGGAGCGAGAGCTTGATGCAAATAATAAAAAACTAGATGCCGCTGGAGATGAGTTCACTGACTCCGCTAAAGATGCTGATAAATTTGGTGATGAAGTAAAGGACGCAGGGGACAAGTCTGACGATGCTGGAGATAAATTCAAAGGCTTAGGTACAGCAGTAAAAGCAGTAGGAGCGACTCTTGCTGCTGCCTGTGCTGCAGTTGCTGCGGCTGCTATTTCAATGGGAAAAGCTCTCGTTGATATGGCAAAAGAGGGTGCAGAATATGCTGACAGTGTATTAACTCAATCAACTGTCACAGGTATTGCAACAGATAAACTCCAAGAATACATGTACGCTGCTGAACTGGTAGACGTGTCTGTGGATACATTGACTGGTTCAATGGCAAAGAATATTAAATCGATGAAGTCAGCACAGGACGGTTCAAAGACCGTTAAGGAAGCCTATGAAAAATTAGGTGTATCCATCATGAATGCTGACGGCACTTTACGTGATAGCGATGAGGTCTACTGGGAGATCATTGAAGCTTTAGGCCAAATCGAAAATGAAACTGAACGTGATGCACTTGCCATGACACTTTTAGGAAAGTCCGCTCAAGACTTAAATCCTTTAATTGAAGCAGGTGCAGATACGATGGATGAACTGGCAAAGAAAGCACATGAGGCAGGGTATGTTATGAGCGATGAACTCTTAGCAGCCTATGGTGCTTTTGATGACCAGATACAATATTTCAACAATGGTGTTCAAGCGTTAAAAAATGCATTAGGCACAGTCTTATTGCCACTTTTAACAGAACTTGCAACCACAGGAACTTCCTTAATTGGCGAGTTCACAAAAGGAATACAAGATGCTAATGGCGACATGGATAAAATTGCTGATGTATTTGGTAATGTTTTAGAAAAAGCAGTGGATGTGATTTTAAGCTATATCCCACAGATCCTTAAAGTGATCGGTGAGGTAATTTCTGCAATCGGTAAAGCTGTAATGAAGAACATGGGAACAATTATAAAAGCAGCTAGCCAAATCATAGGAACGTTGCTAAAAGGTCTTGTTAGTGCACTTCCTGAAATAGCCAAGTTTACTTTAGATCTTGTTATGACATTGGTTAAGGGAATTATAGCTAATCTTCCTATGGTTTTAGAAGCTGCAATTCAAGTAATTGTTACTTTAGTTGAAGGAATAGCGAAGGCACTTCCAGAGTTAATACCTGCAGTAGTTGGTGTAATTATTCAAATCGTAGAAACTTTAATCGAAAATCTACCTTTAATTTTGGATGCTGCATTACAACTAATTCAAGGATTAGCAGAAGGAATACTTGCTGCAATACCAGTTTTAATTGAGGCGTTACCAGAAGTCATAACATCAATTATTGAGTTTATTCTTGGTGCAATTCCGCAGATCATTGAAACAGGAATACAGCTTTTAACATCATTAGTTGGTGCCTTACCTGACATCATTGAAGCCATTGTTGCAGCAATTCCAGAAATCATAAATGGTATTGTTAACGCTGTAATAAGTGCGATACCTCAAATTATAGAAGCAGGTATAAACTTGCTTGTTTCTTTAATTCAAAACTTACCTACAATCATCGAAACAATAGTGACTGCAATTCCGCAAATCATCACATCAATAGTTAATGCTTTAATCGGCAATATCGATAAAATCATCCAAGCTGGCATTCAACTCTTTACGAGTCTAATTACTAACTTACCAACCATCATATCTGAAATTGTGAAGGCAATTCCTCAAATTCTATCTTCGATAGTCAATGGATTTGCTTCAGGATTTTCTCAAATGGCAGATGTTGGTAAAAACCTAGTCAAAGGCTTGTGGGAAGGTATCCAAAGTTTGGCTGGCTGGATTTGGGATAAGGTTTCAAACTGGGCTTCTAATTTATGGGATGGTATATGCTCTTTCTTTGGCATTCACTCTCCATCAAAGAAGATGGCTTGGGTTGGTGACATGATGATGGAAGGTTTGGCAGGTGGTATCGATGAGACTGCAGGAGAGGTTATTGACTCAGCAAATTCTATGACTAAGGATTTGAATTCTGTGTTTGATGATCTCAATGCAGATATTTCTGGTGAGCCTTTGAATTACAACATCAACAAATCAATAAATGGCATAGACGCACCTGCTACTTTAGGAGGTGGCTTAAGTTTGGTTCTAAATATTGCTAACTTCAACAACTATAGAGATGGTGATATTGAGGAACTTACAAATGAAATAATGGAGACAGCATCTTCATTTGCTAAAAGGAAAGGAGTGGTATTCGGATGAGTTACTTTATCTACAACAACATAAAATCTAGTGATTTAGGCGTGAGAATTATCTCAAAGAATATTTACTCTGCACCTAAGTATGATGTTTCTCTTACTTCGATTCCAGGACGTAACGGCGATCTAATCAATCCAAATGGAAGATATGCTAATGTGAGTCTTTCATACACATGTTACGTTCCTGCGAAATCGATAGATGAACTAAGCGAAAAGATAACAGCCATAAAAAATTGGCTATATAACGAGCCTGACTCTTATCATGTGCTTGAGGATAGTTATGATACCTTATTTCAACGAAATGCGGTTTTTAATAATAAGTTGGATATTTCTGATGAAGCAAGAAAAATAGGAACATTCACAGTCACATTTTCATGTGAGCCATTCAGATATTTAAAGAGCAGCTTAGTAGAAGAAAGCCATGATTCAACATTCACTTTATCCAATCCGTATTCATTTATTGCCAAGCCATATCTAAAGATTTATGGAAATGGTGACGGAAGGCTCATCATCTCTAATTCTAAAGGGACAACTGTATGGAACTTTACAAGTATTGATTCTTATATTGAATGTGACTCAGAACTCATGAACTTCTATAAAGGCACAGAACTTAAGAATTCTAGTGTTTCTGGAGATGGATTCCCTGAACTAATAGTTGGTGATTCGACTATTTCATTTGAAGGAAATATTACTAGAATTGACATAAAAGCAAGGTGGGTGAGCTTATGATACCTATTTTGTTTGAAGCAACAGCTACCAACTTCGATACCTATGGCATTGGTGTTTTGAGAGATGCAACTTCGTGTATTGTTACCGAAGAGAGAAATGGATCTTTTGAGCTGGTCTTAAAGTATCCTACTAATGGAAATCTATATAGTTATATCCAGAACGAAAAGATTATAGTTGCAAAGCCAAACGATACGAAGTCGAATCAAGCATTCAGGATTTACAAGATTACAACACCAATAAATGGAATTATCACCGTATACGCCCAGCACATTTCATATGACTTAGCTTATATTGGTGTGGTTCCTTTTTCTTTATCAAATGTCTTTCCAGCACTTGCTGGTCAAGCGTTACTAAATAATGCGGTAATAGATCATCCTTTTACGTTCCAAAGTGAAATATCTTTAAACAGAGACTTCACGATAGATGCTCCAAAATCCATAAGAAATTCAATAGGTGGAACAAAAGGTAGTATATTGGATATCTGGGGTGGTGAGTTTGAATGGGACAACTACAGGATAATTCAACATCAAAGCAGAGGTCGTAATAATGGTGTAGTCATAGAGTATGGGAAAAACCTAACAAAGCTGGATCATACATGTGATATTGCCGATACATATACACATTTACTTCCATACGCTATAAGAAAAGATGCTGAAACAGGAGAGGAAACGGTAGTTACTTTACCAGAAGAAGTACTGCCAATTTCAAATACAGTGCTTGAAAGCGGAAAGGTCTACATAAAAGATTTAACCGATAAATTTGGCGACAATGAAGAAGTCACAGAATACGCCTTAAGAGCAAAAGCTGGTGTTTGGATAAATGAACATCCTCTTGGTATTGAGACATCGTCTGTTAAGGTTTCGTTTGAACCTCTATGGAAGCAAAAAGAATACTCTGCTATCCATGAACGTGTAAGTTTATGCGATACGGTAACCGTTAAGCATTTGCTTTTAGGCATCAATCTTTCAATGAAGGTTATCACGACAGAATATGATGTTCTCGAAGAGAAGTTCAAATCAATTACTCTAGGAACAGCTAAATCCAACCTCGCTGTTAAAATGAATGAAATTGAGGAAGAAGTACAAACGGCAAAGAAGGAAGTCGATAGATTTCCTCTTTTATTAACTTCAGCTATTTCAAGTGCTACAAAACTTATAACTGGTAACAGTGGTGGGTGCGTGGTTATTCATACCAACAATGAGGATGGGACTCCTTATGAACTTTTAATTCTAGATAACGAAAACATCGATGAAGCAATCAATGTCTGGAGATGGAATTTGGGAGGCTTAGGCTTTTCAAGTCATGGGTATAATGGTCCATACGAAACAGCAATAACCGCTGATGGATCTATTGTTGCAAATTTCATCACTTCTGGAACATTGGTAGCAAACATCATAAGGGCTGGCATTCTTTCTAGCCAAGATGGAAGCTCATATTGGAATTTAGAAACTGGAGAGGTTCATTTATCTTCCTATGCAACAACCGAGTCGGTAGAGCAACAGGAAGAGAGAATTAATGATATTGAATCAAAAAAGATGCTCCGACTAGTGATTTCATCTAGCAACGGAAACATCTTCAAAAACGGAAATATAGCCACCGTATTATCTGCAACTGTGTATTCGTGGGACGAAGATATCACAGATACTCTTGATGATAATCAATTCATCTGGACACGAGTCAGTGATGATGCAGAAGCAGATGTTGAATGGAATCATGACCATTATGGTGGAACAAAACAAATCGAAATCACAAATGAGGATGTTCGAGTACGAGCTACTTTCTTTTGTGATCTTATCGATACAACAACAAGAAATAGCTTACTTAGTTAAAAGGAGGAATAAATCATGAGTAAAGCACAAGGACAATTTACGATTATTGACTATAATGACGCCTTAACCTTAACAGGTTACATCGGCTCAAATCTAGCAAAAACACAAATGTATAATCCAGATAATGGAACTTATACGCCAAGCTGGAGTTCTACTAATTTGGTTTTAACTCCATCGCTTTATGTGATTGGCACTACTACAGATCAAATCACATCGACAAATGTCACATCA